CCCAAGTAAACAAATATTTTAAATCTGGTTTATTATCTTTCAACCATCTTAATGCACTTGATAACATTTGTGTTTCTGAATTTTTTACCATAGAATCATCCATACACATTTTACCTATTTCAAAATAATCTTTTGTATCTAATTCAGGAAACAATTTCTGTATAGTATGTTTAGGTCTTGTTCCCCAGCCAAAAGTAATAACTCCTTGTAATACATTATCAACATAATAACCACAATAATGTTTTGTTAATCTAGGCATAACTGGTGAATAATGCCTAGACATTATAAAATCAGCAGCCTTAACTTTATGTAATTCTTTTATCATCCAAAAAATTGGTCCAAATTTCCTTTTCTTGAATGTTTAAATAAATCTACTTTAGGTCCAAAACACCATACATTTTCTATAAACATTTTATTCATAAAATCTGCTTTTGCTTTATCATCTTCAAATAGTTTGTCCGATTTAGGTCTTTGCATTATTCTCATACCAATTTGACCCATAAATTTATCTTTAAGTTTGTTTACTAATTCATCACTAGAATAATATCTTTTACCTTTTATTTTTGGATCCATAATATTAACAAACATAAATTTAGATACTGCCATTGTTTTTTCAGCAACTGGTAAATAAAACTTATCACGCCAATTCTCATATTCATTATACTTGTGCCAAGATTGATCTTCTTCAAATTCACCACCTCTATTATATTCTTCGGTAGAAAAATAAGGTGGAGAAGTAAATGCAACATCTATTGGTGGTAACTTATGATATGGTAAGTCTTCAGCACCACATCTCCATATAGTTACCTTTTTAGGTTTAGATAATAGTTTATTATATTTTGATATTTGCTCATTATATCTAGCATAAGTATTTGGATTAGGATCACAACCATAGTATTCTTCAGCGTCACTAGCAAAGAAACCTGCAAGTCTATCACCCCAACCACAACTCGTATCTAATACAGTTTTAGCATTAGTTATATCATATATTGCTTTTGCAACAACAGGTTTAAATTGTGTTGCAATATATGTACCTAATCTAAATGCTGATATATAACTTTTATCATTTAATTGACCACCAAGTAATTGTTCAGATTCATTACCATCTAAATCTTTTACTTTGGTTAATTTAACATCATTAATACCTCGCCATATAGGACCTAAACATTTCCATATAGCATATGCGTCACCATTTTCCCATACTTCTTTTGGTGCTCTAAAGCCATAACTACCACATTCTAATCTTAAATCTTGCATAAAGAAATTTGATACATCATTGTAAGTACTTGGACCATTAATCAAACCTAATCCGTATTTTGAATATGGATATTGGTAGTCATCATACTTTTCAAAGACCTCTTTATCAACTTGCTCTTTCGGTATACAAATAGAGTTAGTATCAAACTTTTGTAAGTTATGAAAGCACTCTCTCATATTATCTTCCGATATTTCTTTTAACGGAAAAACAGGTCGTTCAGTTGCAATATAATCAGCAAGGTTTTTTCTCATCTCCTCCTTGCCGTATTCTGCGTTCATAGACTCAAATGTCTTGTTATCTAGTATAGGGAGTTTATCGTGTCTAGCGGCGGCTAATAGACGGCTATATAGTGTATTATTGCGATTGTAGTCTTTCATATATTATTTGTCATCTTTTACTTCTTCAAACTCAGCGTCAACTACATTGTCGTTGTTCTTCTTTTGTTCTTCTTTTTTAGGACCATCTTGAGCAGTTTCTTTTGCCTTCTCTTGCATATCTTTATATACTGCCTCACCAAGTTTCATGGACGCTTCGGTCAACTCACCAGTTTTCTTTTTAATGTCTTCAACATCATCACCTTTAAGTGCCTCTTTAAGATCATTGATACCAGTTTCAACTTTAGATTTTTCTTCTGCTGAAACTTTATCTCCATGTTCTTTAAGTGCCTTTTCGGTACTATCAACTAGACCGTCAGCATGATTTCTTGCGTCAATCTTTTCTTTAACTTTTTCATCAGCTTCTTTATTTGCTTCAGCGTCTTTAACCATTTGGTCAATTTCTGCTTCTGATAATCCGCCCGATGCTTGTATTGTTATCTTTTGTTCTTTCCCCGTACCTTTATCCTTAGCAGATACATTTACAATACCATTTGCGTCAATATCAAATGTCACTTCTATTTGTGGCATACCTCTTGGTGCAGGTGGGATACCATCTAACATAAAGTTACCAAGTTGTTTATTATCTTTTGCAAGTTGTCTTTCACCTTGAGTCACTACAATACTAACTGCTGATTGGTTGTTTTCAGCAGTAGAGAATATTTGACTTTTCTTTGTAGGAATAGTTGTATTCTTATCAATAAGTTTTGTAGATACACCACCAAGTGTTTCAATACCAAGTGATAAAGGTGTTACATCTAATAGTAATACATCTTTAACATCACCTTGTAAAACACCAGCCTGAATTGAAGCACCTATAGCAACAACTTCATCTGGATTAACTCCTTCGTGAGGTTTCTTACCAAAAAACTTTTCAACTTCTTCTTTTACTTTAGGCATTCTTGTCATACCACCAACAAGTACAACTTCACTAATATCGGAAGCACTTATACCTGAATCTTTTAATGCCGTTTGACAAGGAGCAATTGTTCTCTTAACTAAATCAGCTGCTAATGTTTCAAATTTTGATCTATTCATTTTAACATTCAAATGTTTTGGACCTGTTTTATCAGCAGTTATAAATGGTAAATTAATATCTGTTTCTGTTGTAGTAGATAATTCACATTTTGCTTTTTCAGCTGCTTCTCTAATTCTTTGAATTGCTAAATTATCTCCTTTTAAATCCATACCAGTATCTTTTTTAAATTGTGATAATAGATAATCAACAATAACATTATCAAAATCTTCACCACCTAATGATGTATCTCCATTAGTTGATTTAACTTCAAATACTCCATCACCAATATCAAGGATTGATATATCAAATGTACCACCTCCTAAATCATAAACTGCTACTGTGCCTGATTTCTTTTTATCTAAACCATATGCTAATGCAGCTGCAGTTGGTTCATTTACAATTCTTTCTACTTCTAAACCAGCAATCTTACCTGCGTCTTTAGTTGCTTGTCTTTGTGAATCATTAAAATAAGCAGGTACAGTTATAACTGCTTTCTTTACTTCTGATCCTAAATACTTTTCGGCAGTTTCTTTCATCTTTTGTAGAGTGAAAGCTGAGATTTGTGATGGTGAATATTTTTTACCTTTTGATTCTACCCAAGCATCCCCATTATCTGCTTTAATAATTTTATATGGAGTTGTCTGTATATCTTTCTTTACAGAATCTCCATCAAATTTTCTACCAATTAATCTCTTAACTGCATAGATAGTGTTTTCAGGATTGGTTACTGCTACTCTTTTAGCAGGCATACCAACCAAGGTTTCATCACCAAATGAAACTACCGATGGTGTTGTTCTTGCACCTTCAATATTTTCAATTACCTTTCCTTGTGTTCCTTCCATTACGGCGACACAAGAGTTTGTTGTTCCTAAATCTATTCCAATTATTTTACTCATTATATATTTCTCCTTTCTATGTTATATAATAACGATTTCTCAAATGTCAAGTCTTTTATTTTAAAAAAATTCATCCAAAGTTGCCTTTCTTTCAAAGTCCCATCCAATTGCCTTTACTATAAATCTCAATGGTTCCAAAAATGACTTTGTAAACATTTCATCATAATCAATATATTGATGTAGTTTAAATTCTTTTGGCAATCTACTAGAAAAAGATATTACATTTTCTCTTATTGGATTTGGTTCTTTTAATGATATAAATTTAATCTTATCACCATCTTGTATTACTTCATACTTTTTTAATTTGTTTTTCTTTAACAAGTTATTATAAAGTAAAGCACCTCTAACATGAATTGGAGTTGACTTTTGATATATGTCTTTTGTGGAACTATACTTTGTTAAATTATTACAACTTCTAGGATAAGCAATATCTTCTGGTGGCAACTTTTTAAAATGTACTCTAAAGTTTTCTATAAAGTCTATTAATGCCGATTGATCTTTTGTCATAATAACTTTCAATGCCTCTTTAATTTTAATACGACAAGGTGCAGGTGTAGAAGATTTAACTGCCTCAATACCCATAATCTTTAATTTAGGTTCTTTTAAATTAAGACCTTCTTCATTAAATACATTTAAAATATATCTTTTCTTAGCAGTCCATATACCTTTGTTAGCAATTACTTCTCGTTTCATAATCATTTTTTGGTCATATGCTTTAACATATTTTGCTAATTTAGCAAAACTTGAATCAATAAATGGTTGTAATTTTTCTTCACAAAATTTATCTAATACTTTTACTATCTTTTTATTATCAGATTTATCTTTAAATACTTTATCAACAACAGTACCTAGTTTAATATAAATTGAATCTGTATCAGACGCAACAACATAGGTTACATTTTTTGTTTTTAATAAACTATTTAAATAATTATTTACATCCCTTTCAATCCATCTAATTGTTAATTGACCTGCCATTGTAATACCTTCAGCGTGTCTTACATCAAAATATCTAAAGAATTGATTACCAATAGCACCATAAGCACTATTCAAAGCAATCTTTCTTGCAAGTTGAATATTATAATTTTTAGCAATTTCATTTTGTAATCTTTTATCACCAGTTTCTTGATATAATGCTTTTGCTTTTGCCATCTTATCTTTGTAGATAACTCTTTCTTTGTATAGTATATCCATTAGTTCAGGAAGAAATCCTTGCTTGTCCGTTCTAAATTGAGCACCATTGGGAGTGATAGTTCTCATATCCAAATCGGACAAGTTAGATTTCTGATTTAACATATTCTCAACATTAACACGATTAGGTTCATGACCTACCATTGTTTCAGGAGAAATATTGTATTGCATAATCAAATGTGGATACAAACTGTTTAAATCAAAGCTTACAATCCAATCGTGAAATCCTACAACAGGATCTTTCACATAAGCACCTTCATAACTAGAAGACTTTTTACTTTCGGTAACTGCTGGTGTTACAATATTTTTAGATTTTAAATGATTAAATATAATAGTATCCCACATACGAACCTGTCCAAAGCAATCTTGATAATTAACTTTCGCTTCATAAGCCATAGTTAAATGTAATTCAATCAATCTCATTTTATCTTCTAACTTATCAACTAGTTCAACATCTTGGATATTATATTCTATAAATTGTTGATAATCTTTTGTATAAAATTCTTTAAATGTATCATAAGGATTTTCATGTTTGGTTTCTCCTAATTCTACTTGACCAATATAATCCAATCTATAACTCTCTCGTCTAACAAATGTATGTTTTCTATATAAGTCAAGATAATCTAATACAGAAACTCCCATAATATCCCAATAGTTTTGTTCCTTTTGAAAACCTTTAGCAGTTATTCTAGCACTTTGTTGAGTCACAACTCCCCATGGACTAAAATGTAAAACATATTCATCGCCCATTAATCTTCTAAATCTATTCATTAAATAAGGTATGTCAAAGAATTTAACATTCCATCCTGTTACGATATCAGGATTATATTCTAACCAAAACTCTTTAAACTTTTCAATTAATTCTCTTTCAGTAGGACATTTTATAAAACGAACATCTGGTCTATCATTAACAAAGTTATTCATACCAAAAACAATTATCTTTTTTGTTGTATGTTCTTTTACTGTTATTGATATTAGAGGCTCAGTTGCTTCGTCTGAATTAGGAAAACCATTTTCACTTTCACATTCAATATCAAGTGTAAGTATTCTTATTTGTTTAATATCCCAATCAACCTTTCCTGGAAATTGATCTGCAATAAATGGGTATTGATATCTTGTATTACCAAAGTATTCAAAACCACTTACATCTTTATATTCATCAATCCATTTCTTGGCATTAGGTATACTGTCAAATTTAACTTTACCTACATTACGACCATCTAATGTTTTATATTTTGATTCTTTTTGTGATGGAATAAATAAAGATGGTTGATAATTAATTCTAAACTTCTTATGACTACCATCATGGTTTACACCACGAACCAATAGTCTGCCACGATATGGCAATACCGAAGTATAGAATTTCATATATTATATTTGTGTATTGTTGAAATGTTTTTTTAAACTAACAAGTTTTTCTTCTGCATTTGAAAGTTGTTCATTTAATTTATCTAATTCTGGTAAATGTTGCGGATGTTCTCCTATTGCAACAGGATTATCAAAATAGATTATCATTGTTGCTTTTGCTGTAGCAATATCTGATTCATATTTTTTTTCTAATGCTTTGTATAACGGATTGTCTATTTGATGTGTTTTAGCCATTGTTCACTCCTTTTCATTATTAATAATTATAACATATTTTAAATATGTTGTAAAGCAGCCTTTGTTATTTCCACAAACTTCTATCGTATAGTTTGTTTAATATTTTTTCTACAATACTACCTTCCGATTTTAATGCGTCTTCAATACCAATTAAACCTGGTGTTGAATTAACTTCAATAAAATAAGGTTTGTCCTTTTCTCTATTTTTTGCTGGAATAAAATCTACTCCAACTACAATACCTTTAACTGCTCTTGCAGCCGCTAATGATTGTTCCTTTTCTAATTCGGTTAATTTATGTGGTACTGGATCGGAACCTTGTGATACATTACTCCTAAAATCTCCAGAAACAATAGGTCTTTTCATTACACCTACAATTTCATCACCACAAATAATTACTCTTACATCATAATCTGTTTTAATTTGTTCTTGTAAAATGATATCTATAAATTCATCTAATCTATATAATAACTGTACAATAGAATGTAATGCTTGAGCACTCTCAACTAGAATAACTCCAATACCTCTTGAACCTGTTCCAGTTTTTAATATGATAGGAAATTTAGTATCTAATTCTTCAAATGCCTTTTCTGAACCTTCAGAATGTAATACTCTTGTTGTCTTTGGTGTTCTAAAACCTTCTCTTTCAAAAATAATTTGATTCATTATTTTATCAGAGCAAATGTCATGGCACTTATTTGGATTAACAACTGTATAATTTCTATCTTCAAAATCTTGTATCATATCATACCAAGATTTATTACCAGTAATACCAGGTGTTCCAAGTCCTCTTGACATTATAATTGTATTTTCTGAATTTACTTTAAAAGGTTTATCGTATTTAATTTCTTTTTTAGGATCAGGCGCTTCTACTGCACCTCCTTTTGCAACTGGAAATGTATTGATATATCTTTGCTCATCTTTTTTTGAAACATAAGCACCAACAAACTCTCCTAATAAAACTTCTATTCCAAGTTTCTTGGCTTTTTCTCTTATCAAATCTCCTGTTTTATTAGGATCCTCAGCGTCATCATGCGAAAGAATAACTAAACGATAAGGTTCTTTTTTATCTTCCGTTATAAAATCTTTAAACTTTGGTGCCTTCATCTTCTACTTTTTTTCCTATATTATATTTTGCTTGAAGGTCCCACTCGCCTTTTTCTTTAAAACTTAATACTTTAATTTGTGATAGAGGTGCTTTCTTCTCAGCAATTGTGTTGTTTAATATAGCGATTAATCCCCAATCACTTAATAGTTGAGCAATTGTGTTTCTCCGTTCAGCGTCATTGTCAGAAAAGTTTGCTGACTTACCATCTAAAGCAAACAGTTCTTTAAAATGCACTATAAAATATCTTCCTTGTTTGTGTAATATGTGGCAAGATTGAAATAACTTTTTATCTTTTCTTGAAGCCACTCCTATTCGTGTTAAAGTTTCCCTGACTTTAAGAAAATCATCAGGTTCTTTTAATTGTACTTCTAGCATATTCTCTGGATGCCAGACATTATCTAATTCATTCATTTGGTCCCACCCTTATATAATTTTTGTTTAATCAATTTCAATTGATCTTTTGTAAGTATATCAAGAGCGGACTTTGCCTTCTCATTATTATATCCATAAAACTCTTTTACTACTTCAATATCTTTCAATTTATTCGCTCTCAAAAAAGGACTATACCTCTTTTTTGATCTAATACTATTTAGTAGAAAGGAGTATTGCATATCCTTGTCAAGGAAATGATTACGATTCACTTCATTAACAAGCATTATAGTATCTGAAAAGCCAGATAATATCTTATTAATTATATATGCAGGATACTTTTTAATCCATTCTTTATCTTCAGACTTCATTAAGTCTTTTTTAGTAAAGTTTATGGAGTTGAGATAGTCTTTAAGTTCATACATTTTAAAAAAATTTATCTAATGAATTTGTTGAAGTATTAAATTTTTCATCAATCCAATCTTTTTTATCAACCCAAAATAATCTATCTTTATTTGGATGTATATCTTTGACTAATGGTCTATTGTAATTTATATCATTATTTTTTTTAATCATATTATTTTTATCATCTTTTTTTCTAAAAACTAAACAATATTCGTGAGTTTTTAAACAATTTAAATTTACTATTGCCTGTGTATATAGAGCATGTCTTTTTGCAGGGCTCATTTCTAAAATTATCTCATCATGAAATGTTAAATGTTCTTTTAATATGTTTTTAGTATCGCTACAAAAATCATACAACTTACCATCTATTCTAAAGTTTGCTAATACTACAACAAAAAAACAACTTGGTTTTAATATCTTAATACTTTTTTCTAAAATAATTTTATAAGTTTCTAAAAATTCCTCATATGTTTTTATGTCTGTTAGTTGACCATCAACACTCTCATATTTTTCTATATTGTAATATGGTGGACAAGTCATTATCATATCAGCAACATCACCGTGTAAATGTTTATCAATATCTTCGCTACTGTTATGGATTAATTTTAACTTACCTAAACTTCTTTCCTTTTTAAGAACATTATACTGTTCCTCTGCTTCTTGTAAATTATTTTTTATAACATCAAACCCTACATAATTTCTTCCTAATAGTGTTGATACTAATGGTCTGGAACTTCTACCTGCAAAAGGATCCACAATAAAGTCATCCTCTTTGGACCACATTTCAATTATTCTTTTTGCATATTCAGAATTAAACTTTGATAAGAAAGAACCTCTTCCGCTTTTAATAAAATCCTCGTGAGTTTTTTCAGCGTTGTAATCATAAGACTTGATATCATTTACAAGTTTATCTATGTTATTACCTCTACTATATTCCCAATAAGATTTAGGCTCATAAGAAAGTTCGTATAGTCCTTGTTTTCGTAATCGTTCTATGTAATCTGTCATTTGAATTTAACCTGGGACATAAGTTCAGTTAAACAAGCAACTAAATTAATCTCCTGGTCAGCAACAAAGGCTGACTTATATTGATAGTCAGCAATAATCAATACAGCGTGTGGTATAGTAGATGGTTCTAAATTAGAATATAATGTATCATAAATCTTTCTAAAAATTTTAACAGGATCATTGTCAAGATTATTGACAACCCATTTCCTCATATCACTAAACTCTTTATTCTTTAAATGTGATACTAATGTTTTTAAATTTTCATCGGATACATTGACTAATATACCAGCGTCTATACTACCGCTTACTGAATATCTTTGTAATTCATTAATTAGTTTTCTGAAATCTGGAAAGTGTTTTGTTATTAATTCAACAAGTACTTTATCCTCATAAGTTACATTATTTTCTTTGAGAATAAAAACTGCTCGCTCAAATAACTTACTTGCTAGTTTAGGTTTATCTTTTGGATTAACTTTAAATTCTATATTGGAAAATCTACTATGTAAAGGTTCTATAATTCTATTCTTAAAATTACAAGTAAGAATAAATCTACAATTCTTATGGAATTCTTCCACAAATCCTCTTAACGCAGGTTGTGTAGATTGTGGATTAAGATAATCAGCCTCATCTAATATCACAACTTTTTTACCACCAGATAATGATACAGTTGAAGCAAAGTTTTTAATCTTATTTCTTAATACATCTATACCACCTTCTTCGGATCCATTTATCATAATCCAATCGCAATTCATTTCATCACATAATGCTTTTGCAACTGTGGTTTTACCAATGCCTGGTGTACCTGAAAATAATAGATTAGATATATCACCTTTCTTAATAAAAGATGTAAATAAAGTCTTTAAAGAATCGGGTAGGATACAATCTTCAATAGTCTTTGGTCGGTATTCCTCAACCCATAAAAAATCTGTATTCATTACAGACCTACTTCGTTATAGTACTGTCTGGTTCTAAAGCAATCCAGTATT